ATTATTTGAGTTTTAATTTTATATGCCATACATTATAAATAATATAAAATATATGTGTGGTATATGAAATCTCTTTACAACATCGGTGATAAAATACACCGACTTACTATCAAAGGAAAAACAGTTTGCACCACTCCAAGTGGAAGAAATCGTTCTCATTATATTTGTGAATGTGAATGTGGAAATGAAGTGAAGGTTGAGGGATATAACCTCAATAATGGTCGTTATAAATCCTGTGGATGTAAAAGAGCATCTGCTGGTGGAATATCAAACACAAAAAGATATAGAATGTGGAAATCTGCACAAGAGCGTGCTATTAAAAAAGGATTAGAATTTTCTATACGAGTGGAAGATATTGAAATACCAAAAACTTGCCCTTTATTGAACATAATACTCATCGAAGGTGATAGAGAATGTACTCCTTCACTTGATAGAATTGATAGTAAAAAGGGATATACTCCAGACAATGTGTGGGTTATATCTCATAGAGCAAATCAAATAAAAAATGATGCTACACTTGAAGAATTAAAACTCATAACAGAAAACCTATCAAAAATAACTTGACAATGACTTCAATTATCTTTACAATAACATCAGTTGCCTTTTTTGTACTACTGGCAGCATCCGTAGAAAAAATTTGCGAGACTTATTAATGGCCACTTTTAATGTTACTCTTCAGTCACCTGACGGAACTGAAACTACAATTGAATGTCCTGATGACCAATACATTCTTGAAGCAGCAGAAGAAGCAGGAGTTGACCTTCCTTCGTCATGTAAAGCAGGTGCTTGTTCGGCTTGTGCAGGAAAACTCATCTCTGGTACAGTAGACAACGAAGAACAGTCCTTCCTTGACGACGACCAGATTGCTGATGGTTGGGTTCTCACTTGTGTGGCATATCCCACAAGTGACTGTGTGATCCTGACGGAGCAAGAAGAAAACCTGTGAGTGCTGGAATGCTGGGGCAACTTGGAGTTGCCCTCCAAAGTCTAGAGTGGAATGATCTAGAACTTGAAGTAAAAGTGGCAGGCACACTTAAGAACGACAAGTTTATTGTCATCAAACCAGTCAAACAAAAAGTTGATAGTGTTCCTGATCTAGAATTAAAACAAAAACATACTTATCAAGGAGAAAAACAATGAACGAAAGAGCAGAACGTATTAATGGTTGGGCAGCAATGATTGGTATTGTTGCCGCAATGGGATCATATGCCTTTACCGGACAAATTATTCCGGGTGTATGGTGATGGAGGTCAAGATGCGTAAAGAAGATTTTCAAGTTCCTCAGGTTCAATTTGTATTTCGTGAATCTGGTGAGTTTGTAATTCGCACCACTTCTGAACTGTTTGACAAAAAGCGTGTGATTCTTTTCAGTTTGCCTGGTGCATTCACTCCTACTTGCTCTGCATATCAACTTCCTGGATTTGAAGAGAAGTATGAAGAGTTTCAAGCACTTGGTATTGATGCTATCTATTGTATCTCTGTGAATGATGCTTTTGTAATGAATGCATGGGCTCGTGATCAAGGAATTGAAAAAGTTCAATTGATTCCAGATGGTAATGCATACTTTACTCGTTCTATGGGACAACTTGTAATGAAGTCTAATCTTGGTTTTGGTGAACGTTCTTGGCGTTATGCAGCCGTGGTCGATAATGGTATTATCGAAAAACTATTTGAAGAACCTGGAAAGAGAGACAATGCACCAGAAGATCCTTATGTTGCAACTACTCCAGAGAAAGTTTTGGAATATGTGAAATCTACAGTTCGAGAAGCAGTTGCTGCTTGATTGGGGGAGGGGTAAAACCCTCCTTTTTTCATAAATATAATGCAGGGTTTGGATACAATAATGCTTATAGATCTTCATAATTTTTTCAAGTATTACGACGAAAAAAATCCAAAGCATGTTGCTGCAGTTGAACAACTTGAAAAAGATCTTCTTCTAAAAGCACAGGAATTGATGCAAGATGAAGCAAATTGGGTAAGAATTTATAGAACTATAGTAGACAAACCCCAATCGAATATTTTAGTAGTTCCTTTTTATCCACAAACAGATAATTATAGGGATGCAAATAGGACTTGCAACTCTTCTGCTTGTGCGATGTGCCTAGAGTATTTCAAACCTGGTACACTAAAGGGACCTAAAGGCGATGACGCCTATGTACAAAAAGTTTTTCAAACCGGTGACACAATTGATCACTTGGTTCAGACAAGAGTTCTTGCTTCATATGGTATTAAATCCAGTTTCCATTACAACCTTACTTTTACTGATCTTGATAGAGAGCTTGCCGCTGGTAGACCTGTTGTTATTGGTATTCTTCATCGTGGTTCTTTATCTAGTCCCACAGGCGGACACATGGTAGTTGTAATCGGCAAAACACCATCGGGAGATTATGTTGTTAATGATCCATATGGTTCACTCAATGATGGATATACTGGATCAGTTTATAATGGCAAAGGTGCTGTTTATAAACGAAGTGATCTTTCTAGGAGATGGGTTCCTAACGGTAATGATGGGTGGGGTAGACTGTTTGATGCAAAAAAGTAGAAACGCCAACTAATAACATTTCTTTAGTTGGCATTGATTTGATAAAAGAGTTTGAAGGATGCCACCTGAATGCATATCCAGATCCTTTGACTGGTAAAGAACCAATCACTATTGGTTGGGGAAGTATTAAAGATTTTAACGGGCAAACATTTAAACTTGGTAAAAGAATTACTCAAGAGTATGCTGATAGACTTTTAATATTTGATGTTGAACAAAGATTTCTTCCTTCCCTACAAAAAATACCTTACTGGAGTGAAATGAATGACAACCAAAGAGGGGCTTTACTTTCTTTTGCTTATAATCTTGGTGCAAGTTTTTATGGTAGTTCTAACTTCAATACTATTACAAGAGTCTTGAAGAATAAGGAATGGAATAAAGTTCCTGATGCTTTGTATCTTTACAGGAATCCAGGAACAAGTGTAGAAGCAGGGCTTGCTCGCAGAAGAAAATCGGAAGGTAAACTTTGGTCTTCATAAATATTATTATCGTATAGTGTCAAGTAGATGCCTGCCGAGCAATGTAACAACACAGATCATGTGGTCTTGTTACAGAAGCTGGATAAGATGATACTTGTTGCTGAAGATTCGGAATATGATATTGGATTTCGTAAAAGACTACAAGCATTTCGTAATCTTTTAGTTATCCATGCTGCTAAAACAAAGGATTTAGGTGAAGCTGCCCAATCACTAATCAATGGGCACAGAAAAAGAATACTCTTATGGGGAATACCAATCACATTTGCCATTGGTATTCCTTACTTTGTGATGACTAGGACATCTTGGATGATTCCTAGACCATTGTTGTGTGAAACATTTCCAACCAAAAGCAAACTCCACCCTGGCAAACTACAGGTTTGTGTCAACGGGGTATCCCATCCATACAGAGCAGAGAATGGTGACGTTGAGTTAGACGTTACCTTTATGAAAACTCATTGGGAAAGAATACAAGCAGATGTAGATTTCTGGGTCGCTGATGAGATTGCTAACAAACGTGTAGATTACACGGGTGAGTATAACATTCAAAGAATCCGATCATATAACAAGAGTGGTATTCTTGTGAATGATAGAGAGAATGAAGTCAGCTCTTGGATTGACCCAATGGTGCCAGAGGATATGAGAATCCCTGTGTGGAAGTGGGTCTACGAAAACAGAGACCTATTTCATATGGAGAAAAAACCTTTAGAAGAAAAGGTATCAGGATTCTTCAGTAGTTTGGGTGCTCTCTTCGCTACGCTTGGATCTGCAGGTATCACAATCTACAGATTTATTAAGGCTGGATTGTGATTTCTTATTTGCTGCATCCACTCCAAAGGTTGCTAATGTAGATGTAAAGATGGATGCTATGAAAGTAGCATCCATTTTCTTTAGGTAATCCATGTAACCAAACGTTAGCAATGCTGCAGACCATGCAAGGATTACTAATCTGACTACTGTGAATGCGCTGATATTTTTCATATCAATCCTCTAACTTAGTTCTCAGTGCGATGATTGTAGTGAGCACACTAAGGAGTGTTTCGTAACCAGTGCTTTCAGATTCTTTACATTCTTCTGAAGATGAAACATTTGCTGTTCCCATTACCTTGGCACGACTTTCTATACTTGGTTCTAAGAAAGTGCAGTCTATAAAACTGAGACCAACAAAAGCAATCACCGAGCAACATACAATGAAGATAAGTTTGTTTAGAGTAGATGCCATTATCTTCCCTCCTGTTTGTGTATCCAAGTTTTTAACTCGTGCAGATATTGCCTGAGTTGGTCTGCCTTTTGTAGATGCCACACATCACCACTCTTGAAATACTCTTGAGTGTGATTGTCTATTGCTTTTAGAATGTTATGTATGGGTGCGTTCCAAGGCTCACGTTTGGGAGTATTCCATTCCCTTGGCATTGTGGGAAAGCAGTTTTAAATATTTAGTTTTTTTGTGCCATATTTATAAATGGCCACCTTGACAACTGAACGTATTGACAGGATTTCAAGATAGTGTTATGATAAATAGGTAAACAAATGTTACGGATTTCTCATAAATCTTAACATTGTTAAACACCCCAAACCGAGACCTATAGGGTGTATAAATCACGTCTCTCATATCCCGCCTGAGGGTGGCGGGAGCATAGTAACTCCACCATTTCCCTGATGGTCTTACTAACTGTCTAAAAAAATGACTGCCACACTTTCACAACAACGACAATCAAATACTTGGGAACAGTTCTGCAACTGGGTAACATCAACCGATAATCGTCTTTATGTCGGTTGGTTTGGAGTCCTGATGATTCCTTGCCTTCTTGCTGCTACGACTTGTTTCATCATCGCATTCATCGGTGCTCCCCCAGTGGACATTGATGGAATCCGTGAACCCGTTGCTGGTTCACTCATGTACGGAAACAACATCATCTCTGGTGCTGTTGTCCCATCGTCCAACGCAATTGGACTGCACTTTTATCCTATCTGGGAAGCTGCTTCCCTAGATGAGTGGCTTTACAACGGTGGACCTTTCCAACTTGTAGTCTTCCACTTCCTCATCGGCATCTATGCTTATATGGGTCGTGAGTGGGAACTTTCCTACCGTCTTGGTATGCGTCCTTGGATCTGCGTTGCATACTCTGCACCTGTTGCTGCTGCTTCTGCAGTGTTCCTTGTCTATCCTTTCGGTCAAGGTTCTTTCTCTGATGCAATGCCTCTGGGTATCTCTGGTACTTTCAACTACATGCTTGTTTTCCAGGCAGAACATAATATCCTCATGCACCCCTTCCATATGCTTGGAGTTGCTGGTGTCTTCGGTGGTTCTCTGTTCAGTGCAATGCACGGTTCTCTGGTAACTTCCTCACTGGTTCGTGAAACCACTGAGAATGAGTCACAGAACTATGGTTACAAGTTCGGTCAAGAAGAAGAGACTTATAACATCGTTGC